AATTAATTCTGATTCTATCGCTGCTGACAATGCAAAACCTAACTGCCTTCCCTCTTCTTCATCTCCCTCTACATTAGATCCCGAAGCATCTACGTTTACAACAACATTTGTTGAACCGCCAAGAGCATGATTTGGTGTAACCATACCAGAAACTCCTGGTGTGAATATTTCTGGTCCACGCTCTCCAACAAGATATGATTTACCTCCTTTAGCAGAACCACCATTAGCTAATGTGCCTGTTATACCAAAAGATCCTGGTAATAAATCTGCACCACTAGGAATATTCGTTCCAAAAGTTCCAGGAGCAGCTACAAACGGAGCAGGTCCTCCACCACCTCCAAATATTGAACCAAGTCCACTAAATAATGAACCAAATAATCCTCCACCACCTAGTGTTCCTCCTGGATTTCCGAATAATGCCATATTAAATGCAGCATCAATTAGTTTGTTCAGTACATTATTGAGCATATCGTTGAGCGTAGAAGTTCCACGGATTAAACCTTGGATTCCTTGTGATATGTCAGTTGCTATTGATTGAGACATTCTTTCAAACGCTGCTGCTGTTTCATCAGCTAATTGCCTTTCTTTTTCTAGTAGTTGTAATTTTTTAAGCTTAGTTCGTAATTCATTTTCATCCTGTACTCCCCCATCCTCTTTCATCTGTGCTATTTGTTTTTCAATTTCAAACTCAGATGATGACATTTCAAAACTTCTTTCTAACAATGCTATTTCATCATTTATCTTTTTAACTCTCTGTTCTTGGGTCTTTCCTAATATCTGATTAATCGCCTTTCTTTCGTTCTCTAAATTTATACTCTTCTGTAAATCTAACAATTCTTTCGATATTTCTTCTACAGGTCTACCTTTATTTAAAGTTCCTGGCTTCATTCCTAATCTAGCTTCACCAGCAGCCAGCCCCTCTGCGGTACGAAGTTCTTGCAGCAAAGCCTTTACCTCTGGATTGTCTGATCTACCAGCTTGTGCTCTGAGATTTAAATTAGTAAGTTGCTGTGTGATGCGTTGAAAAATACCGAGACTTCCTATAAATTCAGCTAAAGATGATCGCATCATAGTCATTGACTTAGTAAACTCATTTCCTATATCAGTCACTCCTTTACCAAATTTTTGTAGGGCATCCACCCCATCTTTACCTATCAAGTTAATCATTTTTTGTCTGGCTGCTTCAAAAGCTGCTTCTTCGCCACCTAATTTTTGCAGAGTTCTGAGATTCTTTTCAAACTCCGTTCCAGTAATTCCTAATGCTGCTGATACTGCTTCTACATCTTTTGTTGCGTCATTTAAAGCTGCTCCAAGTTTTCCTGTTTCTACTGTAAATGCTTGGATTGTTGTAGCTACTGTAGTTGCTGCGATACCTCCTGCAAAGCCACCCATCTGTCCGAACATTCCACCGATACCACCGCCCAATGCACCAGCAGCACCAACAAATGGACCTTGACCAAATAATAGAGGGAAGCCACCACTTATTAACGCACTCTGAAAGTCAAATCCTCTTCTTCCACCTCCTGCTGCTCCTCCTGCACTTGGCGGTAAGGCTGGTCCTATAGATCCACCAATCTGTCCGAAGTTTCTTCCTCCTGCAAACTTACCCGAAGCAATTAACTGACTTCTTTTTGCTACCTGTTCAGTTATATCAGTTTGTATTTTTAATTCATCAAGAGCTATTTTTCTCTGTGCTTCCGAACTCTTAAGTAAATTCTTTTGATCTAACACTCCTGCTCTTTTTATTGCTGCTCTGGCTTTATCTACTTTTAAACCTTTGTCTGCTGCTCTTTGCACTATATCTCCCATACGTCTGGTTTCAATCATTGAAACTCTTTGAGCTTCTTTACTTTTTGCTATTTCTTTATTTACTTTTGATACTCTTGTATCTATTTTTAGTGGTTCGTTTAGATTTTTGCGTAGCTTATTTATTCGTGCTTCTAATTTCTGTAAGTCATTCTTAGCTGCTGTAGTATTTAGTTTTATATTTACGCTGTAATTTGACGCAGCCACCGCAAATTTGAGTCAGATATTAAAAGTTTAGCGTACTTTACGAACTTGGGCTTGTCTTTTTGCTTTTTCGTAGGCTTCTTCTTCTCTTTCAGACTTTAGTTCAAAGTAAGCGTTCCAAGCATACAGTTCTTGGACCGACATTTTTTCTCGGACTTCTTTGTGCGTGTAGCCAAGTTTTTCTGCAATAAAAAACTGTAAATATATAAAGTTATCTTTTTTCAGTTTAGCTTTTTACGGCATCGGGGCTTTCCCCCTCGCCCACTCCCTGCATCTTAGTCATTATGTCCAATAGGACAGATAGAGGTATTTCTCTTCTTAGTGCTGGTAAATCTCCTGATGTAAACATCTTTACACCTGATTCATCTTCGGCTTTTGTGACAATAACCTGTAGTGCAAAGTCAAGACTTCCTTCTTCCTGACCTTTGTTCATAGCTATTAGTGTACTGTTTATCGTATCTCTATCAGCTATTGTAAGAGGCGACCAAAATATCTTTAGGATTAGTTCTTCTCCTTTAAAAATGGAGTAGCTACTGCGTTCTTCGACACTAAATGCTTGCTTTAGTTTGTCGATTGCTCTTACTGTTGCCATAAAAAATTGTATCTATTCTTGTAGTATAACTTATCGTTGATTATTCGACAGGAGTATGTTTACCTTTGAAAGTTTCGCTAAGTCCGAGTAATATCGCTTCGTTAAATTGCTGATTTTGCAAATATATTTTGTACCAATCAGGACTTCCACTAGGAGGTGTTATCTGTCTCACTATCCCTGCGTGTTCTGAGTATGTGATTCCGTTAGGAGAACCAACTGGTGCAGTAGCCCCTGGATTGTTAACTGCAAATCCAGCGTATTCAGCTTCATTACCTACATATAGTGGTTTTTCCAGTGGAACTTTTTTGGCTCTTTTCCTGTTAGGTAAAACACGATTAGTTCTTATTTGATCGTAAACGCTTCCTGTACCAACTCCAGCTTCATCTTCATCTAACCAATGTAATGGAGCATCATATCCTTGTATATTTCCTTTATCTATCTCCTCTCTTTTTCTTGATTTTTTAACTGGCTGTACTGGAGTTTCACTTATTTTCCAGCTAGTGGCAAAATGTCCTGTCCACCACGGACCACGTTCTTGGAGATCCTGCACCATAGCAGAAGCTACTTTACTTTTTAGAGCTATCATATTCTGCTCTAAATCTTTGGTTAGATGGGATATGTCTTTGGAACTAGGCATTGGCAGTAAAGGTGCAACTAACCACAGATAGGAAATGACTCTCTCTTTCTGTATTTATTGTAGTCGGTCCAGCTATTTGTGATACACGGGGAGAAGCAGAAAATGTATCTGAGTAGTCTGATGCGTTTACCGAAGTTAATCCATCTATCACTGCTTCGGCTATTGCTGCTCCATCTGCTGTTCCTTTATTTTTTGGTGTCATAACCCCACAAGTTATTGATCCTCCATAGTAATCAACTGCTGCACCTTGAGGTTGAGTTGTTGATTGTGTGAAATCAAGACTTACCATTACATACTTTTTGTTTTTCCCTGGAGTTGTAAAAGGCATATTATCGAACACAACTGTCACTGTGTTGTCAGCAGTTGTTACTGCATTTTTGATTGCGGTTTCAAATGCTGCTCGTGCGTTTACTAAAGTCATTAGAAAATAACGTCAACTCTGAATAAATATTCCTGACCGCCACGCAAAGTTCTTACGTCTGTTATTTTTGCTATTCTAGTCGATCCAGAAAATGTAAGGGTTATTTCGTCAGATAGTAGAGGTTGGCTGTCTCCTATTAGATCGGGTGTTATATAGATACGAGCTACGTTTTCTTGAAATCCCGTTTCTTCGGTGGATTGGATAAATTCTATGGGTACGTCTATGTTATAGGTGGTATCGGTTGTTGTTACTGCACCTGTGGATGTGTTGTAGACAGGAGAAGTCTTTCTTGTATAAGTAATGGAAGTGTCTAAAGATTTTCCAAGATCGGATACTACTTTCTTGGCTACTTCCGCTAATAGTGTGTCTAGTTGTCCTGCCATTATCCTCTAACCACCCTCATTTGAAAACTACCTGCTCCACCAAGTACATAAGCTCCTAAATAACTTTGTAACCACGGATATACGTCAAATACATTATTAACAACACCTGTACCTTGACTCTTTGTATTGTATTTAACCTGTATATCTCCTAGTTTTACTTCTTCAAAATTACCATCAGTTCCACTACTACCAATAATTGCATCAGTATCATTTGCCAAGGCAAAAGCTAATTCAAACTGTGCATATTTAATATTCTGTGGAATTAAAGTGCAAGCCAGTTCAACTCCATCAACCTGATAATTAGTTCGTGGGAACTTTAAGGCTTGGTCGTCATCACATCTATCTCCATAAAAGACTAAAGTATCAATCCATCTTGTAGCTGCTATTAGTGCTCTATTCTTTTTATCATCTTGTTTATTATCCCATTGAGTAGAACTAGGGACAGTTTCAAAGTATGCGTCTGCTTCAGCTAATGTGACATAGCTATTAGCATTTGCTCCTTTTATTGTTGCGTCTATAGTAGCTGCCACGATT